AATGCTGCGAGCGGATTGCCGGTCAAAGGCCATCAAGTTTGGATTTGGCATCGTCTGAACCACGTTTCATGAACTGGGATAATGATAGGGCTTTGTTGATTTTATTGCAATCAGGGTTGGCAGTGTGCATTTGTTGCTCTATGATTCTTGAGTTAATTACACAGGAGAGTGAAATGAAAATCAGCAAATCAAAGCAAGAATTGGCCCAAATCATCAGCGAGAATGGTGGGTGGCGTGATGGTGTTGAGTTTTTCGCGTCAACTTGCAACGGAATTGTTATTGGATCTAAGAGTAAGCCAAAATACACATCAAAATATGGATGGGTGGCAGCTGGAGGTTTTATTGATGACAGGATTGAGTTGCATTCTTACCTGAAAAACTGGCACCAAACCATCCTGTCCCGCGCCGAATACCTCCACCTTTACCCAGCGCCGGATGCTGATGGGTGGATTGAGTGGGGTGGTGGTGAGTGTCCAGTCGAGAGGGGAACGTTGGTTGATGTTATATGGAGGGATGGAACAGAACGAGCAGGAATCAAGGCGCTCCACATAGGGGGTGCTGGTCATAAGTTCTGGGTTGCAGATGGAATGGTCAACGACATCATCGCCTACCGCCTGCACAAGCCGGAGCAAGCGAAGCCTGAATTCTGCGAGTCGGTGATGCGGGCTACTCCAGAACCTAGCGACAAACCAACCATCGAGCAACTGGCCGCCGACTACCGCAACGCCAAGGACTACGCCTGCCGCAAGCAGCAAGAGGCTGATGATGCCAAGGCTGATGTTGGGGCCAAGCTGAAAGCGCTTGAGCTTACTGGCGAGGCGCTTGGCCTGCTTGTTTCACCAATCACCTCAAAGCAGGAGCCTGAGCTGGTAGCCTCCAAATTCACTGGCAAGTTTCATAGCGCAAAACACGGGAATCAGCCAATCAGCCTGGACATGGTTTGCGATGGATGTGGCAAGCGGCTCGGGCATCATGTCGGGTTTGAATGCCGCCCATAACAACAAGGTGATAGCATGAAAAAGCCAGTTAAGATGCACGGTCACTTCCTGAAGGGAAGTGACATGCAGAACACAAGGCACACAAAATCAGAGGCAAGGTCTATTGCTGTGAAGTCAGCAAAGCGGGCTGGCGTTTGGCCTCTGGTGATTGAGTGCTTTGATGCTGGAGAGTACTACGTTGTTAGCTCGCACACGGTAGGTCACAGACCATAAAACAAAGCCCCATCAAGGGGCTTTTCCCTTTGCATCAAAACGGCAGCACGCTCTTGCTAAGGCATGTCGGGCCAATACCTATTACCTTTTGCGAAATTTTCTGCCGCCGTTATTATTCTCAGGTTGTGATGGACATTTAACCCGCACACCAAATCAGATCTTAGCGGAATGATATGATCAACGTGCACCCCATCCATTACAGCAGCCGCTGCGTAAATCTTTTTTATTTCATCTAGGTTGGCCCATGTAGGGGTTGCGTTTACCTCTGCGGCTCTGCGCTTTACTTTTGCTAGCGCAGCCTTATCTGGGTTTGCTCTCCTCCAGTCCCTTGCTCTCTTGTTGTTGCGCCCCCTGTTCAGTATGGAGTATTCCCTTAACCATTCTGAGTTTTTTGCTCTCCATAGCTTTATGCTTTCCGCGATCTTTTCTTTATTGGATGGATCGGAGCGATGTTTTTGATATGGCGCAATCCCTGATGCAGCTTGAACCATTACCTTTTCCGATATGGTTTCCTTGTTGTTTTTTTAATAATTTTTTGACTAGTCTCGGTGCTTTTGCGCGCCATCTGGAGTCGCCCTGCGCCTGTCCCTGTCTACTTTGTCGCAAGACTTGCATGTAAACCTCAACCCATCTTTCTTTTGCTTGTCTTTGCAAAAATCAGAGAGTGGCTTTTCTTCTGAGCATTTTGTGCATTTCTTCATGGCTGTCTATTCCATATCGTCTATTGGAGTGATGCGGAAATTTGATAGACGATCAAACTTGTCGGGAGCTACCCTATCCGCATGTAAATTATATCAGAAAGGAAGGATTGATCTACTTGTGCAGCGACAGCCAGGTTTTTGACCGGGCTTGATGTGTTCACCATCAATCAAGCATCCCTTTGCTATCTTGTACCGCTTTCCACTAGCTGCTACGTGTGATTTTCGTGGCTCTTTTCCTCCATGTGAGTGCATCCATTCCGCCTCTTCTATTCCGATCTCTGCTCTCCTAGCGTCCACTGTGTCAGCGTTTAGTTTGTTGCATTGGTCTCGCGCAATGAAAGCGGCCCTTCGGTGGGTAACGCCATACCTATACTGCAACTCTTCGGTTATGGTTGCTAAGTCCCTGCCGGATGAGTACCCCCTCATAACTATGCCTTCCACCTGGGTGAAATACTGCTGGGGTATCGACTTTATGAGTGCCACATTCTCCACCACGGCAGCCTTGGCAACGTCCTGCATGGCGCGGGTCATCTTGAAATCAACGGCCCAGCCTGCGTCCTTGAGCGCATTCTGAAACGAGTTGTCAGTGGCCTTTATGGCGCCAGAGGTGAACCGCTTGGCGATGTCGTCGGCCATGTCGTTGAACTTGGCTATCCAGCGGCGTGACACCTCGCGCACCCTGGCGGCCATCTCTGCGGCAGGGAGGGCGTCCTCGGCGATCTCGGGAGGCGCCTGCCGGTACTGTGCCGCCAGCCAGTATTCGGCGGAGTTGCTCATCTCCTTGATGAGCTCCTCTAGTGCGCGTCGATAACGGGCCTCAACTCCACGATTCGAGTGGATGGCTCGGACTGTTTTGGGTTTTTGGGCCATTACTGGCCCCCCTCACCCGGCAGTATATCCGGATCCGGCTCGGAGGGATCTGCGCCATCATCATCAAACATCCCCGGCTGCACAATCTCCAGATCCCCATCGATGTTATCCCAACCAGAGTCCGGGTCGTCTGACAACTGCTGTCGAGCCTCGCTCGGGTCAATGACACTGTTCGCGATGTAGATCTGCGCCTCCTGGGCCTTGTTGAAGCGGATCTCGCTCTCCTCCTTGGCGCTGGTCTGCCACAGCGACTTGAACTTGAAGGTGATCGCGTCGTCAATCTCGCCCCACTTGCTGAGCTGGATGACTTTCAGCATGGTGTCCAGTGGGCTGAAATAGTAAGACTGCTGCACCGAGCTGATGTCGTCATAGAAGGAGCGGATCTCCCCCTCGCTGCTCGCGTTCAGGCCAGACGGACTGATACCGGTGAGCTTGATTGCTGGGATCTTTGACACCGAGCACATGTGCTCTTGTGACTGGCTTTGCAGGTCGGCTAGGCCAGACAGCGGGGTGTTGACTTGAACGATGTCCTCAGTCTCATTGTCCATCACCCCCATACCCAGGTTGCTCTGCATGTTGACGTACATCTCGATCCGGTCGAATACGTCTCCACCCTCGCCACCATTCAGCACCTGGGCCATATTGGTCTTGAGGAAGGTTCGGGAGAACTTGTCTACCAGGTCACTGACGGATTGCCGGGTTCGCAGCCAGTTTTCCACGTAGGGCTGTGCCAGCTGGGACATTGATATACCAGAGAAGTTATATGCCGGCTTGAGCATGTCCGGCAGTGGGCGGGTGATGATGGTCAGCAGGCGCGAGGCGTGCATTTCCCGCCCCAATACCCACAAGGTGCTGGGCTTATAGAAGTCCGGCGCGGTCGGGTCGAGCGCGTTGTAGGCGCTGGGGCTAGTCCACATCGGCTCAATGTTGGAGAACCCAGTCAGGCTGCCCTTCTTGATGGTGCGGGGATCCAGTATCAGTGGCACCGACACGTCAGCCCCCTTGATGTTTATCGAGATCTGGCCCCGACCAAAGAAGCAGTCATGCTCGGCAGCCTTCTGGATGATCCCCATGACTCCGTAATACTCGCAAGCCTCCTCAAGCTCCTTGATCTTTTCGGCCATCTCCTTGGCCTTGGTGCGGTCCTTGCTGGTTATCTCTATGCCTTCCCGAGTTAGCTCGGTACTCAAGGTGGAAGCAAAAGCCCTGTACTCCGGACGAGTGGCGAGCGCCGCAAGGTTCTGGTATCCGGGGAACGGCTGAATGTTGGCCGCATACAGGCCACCAGCCGCCGAATTGAGAAACTGGTATGTCGGACCACAGAGGGAATCCATGGCCACTGCCGGGGTGGTGCCGGCAGGGACAACGCCGGGCATGAGTTGTGGTGGTGCCCACTTGATGGCAGCGTCACTGTCCCGCCTCTCCATGGACTTCATCACGGCGCGGCGCATGGCGAGCTTGCGGGCCTTCTGCCGCTCCTCGGCGATAGCGGCAGCTGCCGCCTTGATGGCGGCTTGCTGCTTGGTCTTCTTTCTGTCAAATGGCCACATGGGCGCTCCTCATGTCTGTTGGGGCTGGCGCCCAGTGAATGCTGGCTAACGCCTGCCCATAGGATACCGCATGGCGCGGGCCTTGGCTTCTGCCGAGATCTTGATCTTGCCGCGCACCGGGTACAGATGGCGGACGGCCTGGGTCATCGAGTCCACCTGATCGTCATTCGCTCCGAACGGGAATGATGACAGCTCATCAGTGAGCCTTGTCACCCATGGCGCGACGTCCTTGTGTGGCAAGATGATGTTTCCGGCCTCCCACAGGTAGGTGATGGCATGGGCGCGGGCCAACTTAGAACCGTCGGGCTCAACCGGCAGCAGTCCTGGCACCTCCATCTTGAGGGAGTCGATGATTGCCGGGCCGTTTGCCTTGTCCTCTATCAGCACTGCGCGGATGTCGTCGCGTGACGCCTTGAGCGCAACCACGGCCTTCTTGGTGTTGGTGAAGCTCATGCGGTCGCGCACCTGGTCTAGCAAGTAGCAATTGGCATCCTTGCGCCCCCACACTTGGCCAACTACGTAGTCAGAGCCGTCGGTGTCTTTGAATGTGCAGTCCCAGGAGCAGATCACTTGATCGAACTTCTCGGGCAAGTCTTTGGGCAAGTAGAAGCGCTGGCCGTGATCAAGGAACACAGAGCCACCCTTGGCGCTCGGTCTCTGCTGGAACTGGCCGGCAACGGCATGGCTACCCATCAGCTTTTTGTCACGCTCGACAACGTGCGCCGGGAACCGATCTGGGAACAGCAGCTCTCCCTCTTCATTGCGCCAGTCCTCCCAGCCGATCGAGGTCTTGCAGTGCCTGTCGCGCTCGTACTCCATGGGCAAGCACAGGTGCTCGTATCCATAGTCGTCGGACAGAATGATGCCTGATACGTCATTCTCGTTCAGGCGCTGCATGACGATCACGATAGCGGAGTGCTCAGGACTGACCAAGCGGGTCGGCAGGGTTTCCTTGAATATCCGCTCAGCCTCTATCAGGGCGGCCGGGCTGTGGGCATCCTCGGCGCTGTGAGGGTCATCCCATATAACCCGGTCGCCACGGCGGCCAGTCATCGAGCGAACGGCGCAAGCCTGCCGGAAGCCGGTCTTGTCGTTCTCAAAGCTCAGCTTCTGGTTGTTGTCCCGCATCAGGTTGGTCGGCCACAGATTCTGATACCACGGATCCGTCACTAGGCGCCGCATCTTGGTTGAGTCACGAACAGATAGGCTCTGCTCGTGGGACGCACCGATCACCCTGTTGGTGGGGATACCTTTCGACCCCCACTCCCAGGCAGGCCAGTACACAGACACCAGGGATGATTTGGACGTGCCGGGGGGGATGTTGATCAGCAGGCGGTTGATCTGCCCCTTGGTAACTGCCTCCAGGTGCAGACATACCGCATCCATGTGAGGACCCCACACCAGCGGCATACCGGGATCCAGTATCTGCCATGCTCGGCGCACGAAGTTGGCCAGGGAGCGGGAGCAATATTCCCGCTCTATCTGGTCGAGCACATCAGGAGTCAGCAGCATCTCGCGCCTTGAGGATTTCGGCCATTGCGGAGTCTGACAGTTCGCCGATGTTGATGGTTCCCTTGGGGGTCATGCTGCCGTCGCTTGACGTATGATCAAGTTGCTCTTTGAATGCCCCAACCCGAACGTGCTTGCCGATAAGCTCCAGATTCTTCACCTTGTCCGGCCACTTGATCTTCTTGAGGATGTTCTCGGTGGTGGTCTCGTCGTAATTGGTGATGGTGGTGTTGATGTCCAGCCCGCTCAGGGTGGTTCTCCAGCACTTGGGCCACTCGCTGATAGGCTTCAGGGCGCCATCCTCTTTCAGGATGTCCATCACGTCCATCTGGTCAATCTCGACCAGGCGGCGCAGTACGTAATCGGCGTCAATTTGCAGGCGCTGCTCACGCTCGGCCATGAGCTCGTTTATGCGGGCTTGGATATGTGGCTTCTGGTGCAACTCGCTTGCGCGCCGGTCAACTGTGTTTGGCTTCATTCTTTCTGTATCGCGGGATGCCATGTAGGCCTGGCGCTGGTTCAGCAGCTCGACGTACTTTCGGCAGTACAGCTCTTCTTTCTCGGTTAGCTTCTTCATCATCGTCATCTAGCCGTTTCCTAGCCACGTCAATCGGTAATGTCAATATACCACTTTTCGCGCCGCAATAAAAAAGCCCTCCGAAGAGGGCTAAATCAGCGGGATCTGTGGTTGGCATTGGCATCACTGGCCGTAGTGTAGCAAATCATCCATCTGCTGCGCCACCCGCTTGCGAGCCTCGGCATCCGCCACGCGATCATTCCAGCGTTGCAAAGCTTCGGCCTGCTCCTTGGCTTCCAGCTCAGCCCTGGTGAAGGGGCGGCACTCCACACCAATCAGCACGTTGTGAATTTCGCAGACATCGCCGCCGTGCTGTGCCTGATAGGCTGCGATCTTCTCGTCCTTGTACTTCTGCCAGTGCGGGCCTACGCCAATCACCAGTACCACCATCACCGCCAGGATCATGCGCATGTGTCACCCCTCACCAGAAATAGCGGCGACAACGTGAGAAAACCCCATGGTTATCCACATTCCGACAAGCAGGATGGCTGACTCGGTAGATTCACCGAAGAGGGCGCTAACAGCGGCACCACACCCAAGAGATATTGCCCCAATCGCAAGCCAGTTGGTTTTCATGCCTCATCTCCATCACTCATTTCAACTGTAAACGCCCGATAGGTCGTCATCACCAGCGCCAGATCTGCCGGATCCGGCTTATCCACCGCCAGGGCCTTGCCCATAAGTTTGACGCTGTAGCCGCGATCCTGCAGGTAGTAGGCTCCGTGCTGGGCGTCGCAGCAGGTGAGGAACTCTAGCTTTACTTGCACTGCATGGCCTCGTCGATGTGGCGCTCAATCATTGCGGAGTTATCCGGAGCTGGCCCTTCAAAATAAAGATCCCAGTCAACTCCATACCTACCTACACCAAGCTGACTATTCTCCTTAATCCACCGATACCGCGCAGCGTCTTTTTCTGCCGCAGCGAGCTTATTCATCAGACCAAGGAGTTGCTCGTATCTTACTGGTGTGGATATTGATTCCATACCATCATCGCACCATTTCTTTAGTATCGCCTTAGCATCATCAATCTTATCCAAATCAATCATCTCTCACTCCTCCAACACCACTTGCCCACCCGCCATCTCCTCCAGCATGCGCCGCAGATGATGCAGGCACCCCGCCGGGAATGGCTGCTTGGCCAGCCCTTTGAAAATCAGATAAACCCGCTTATGATCCACCAGGCCAGGCAACTGCCTGTTGACGCAGCGGCGAATTGCCGTGTTTACCTTCCCGGCTCGGTGTACCTCGGCGCACAGCTCGACCGTGACCAGCGCAGACAGGTAGGAGCATGCCTCGGCGTCGCGGGATGTGTAGGTTGTGATCACTGAGCTACCTCTCGAGCAAAGCGCGACTCACAGAACCCGGCGCGAGCATTGCACCATTCGCGGTTCTGCTCCTTTGTGCAGTAAGCACCAGCCAGGCGCCATGCTGTGGCGGCCTCTTTGGCTTTACCTTGGTTTTCCATCTGCGCCGCTTCCGCTGCGAACTCGTTGAATGCTTTCATGGTTATCTCTCCGTGTTGGTTGTGCTGCCAAGTGCAGTGGCGTCCCTACAGGGCAGCCTTGATGTCGTCGATTGCCTTGCTTATGGCGGCAAGCTCATCTTCATTGAAGGTCAGGTGCTCTTTCCAGTTGCCATAGTAGCGCCCGATCCTGCGATGGACCCTAGACAGTTTTACTTGGCTGACCCCGGCAACGTCGCAGATCGCAGATACTCGAATGCCGCAATCTATCGCCGCGCGCACCCGATCCATGACTGGCTCAACGCGCTTAGCATCCTCCTCCATTCTCTCCTTGTAGAAATTTCCGGTTCCAGCAGGGCGACCTGGGCGGCGCTTAACCTTCTGTGCTTGGGTGTTTTGGCTCATTCTTTGCCCCTTCTGTTTTGGTGAGGCAATTATCACAAAAAAACAATTGCGTGTAAAGTTAATGCGTCCCCCGATCCGCTTGGCCAGCAGCGAACCCTCCTAGATCATGGAGTCGCAAATTTCCTAAATCTCATAAATGATAATCATCACAAATACTCTGTAATTTTTTCAGTTTTGCTTTGTACTCAACCTCGATCGCTTGGTAGTCCTCGCGGCGGTATCTCTTTGGCTCATGCGTGCCTTCTAACCACTCGACGCGCTCAAGGCCTATTTTGGCTATCAGCGCCGGTCGGTAGGCTGTCAGATTTCCGGACAGATGCGAGTTGCAAGGGGCGCATTGTAGGTGGCAGTTGTCAGGCTCGAATCGCAGCTCTGGATTGCTTCCTGCTGGGCGGTAGTGGCCAGCATGGTTCTGGCCTTGGTGATGGCGGCCGCAGCTAATGCACGGCTGCCCTCCATCCCTAGCGCGAACCCAGGCATTGAACGAGGCTTGCGCCTTCTTCATCCAGTACCCTGTCGGTTTCACGTCAAGCTTTCGCTGGCGTGACTCCGACCTTGCTTTGCGCTCTCGAACCTTGGCTGACCTCTCCCGTGCAAACTCTATCGCGTGAGCGTGACAGCAGAACCAACCAGCAGGAACCTTAACCCCTGATTCTGCTGGCTTGTACTCTGCGCATTGCTTGCACTTTCGGGTGCTATTCGCCATCTTTCTTATCCTGCTGGATATCCATGCTGGCGACCATAGAGCCAAGGTCTAGGAATGTGAAATATCCACCATCATTTGGCCTCCACCCCATAGTGTCTATGTGAATTACATTCCATAGAGCAACTGGCTTCCTCAGTGGTGTGTGGCCAACTACCAGAGCGCGAATCCCATCAACACCCGACTGATCGCTGGTCTCTATGCGCTTGCGAGACCACATGCACGCATTCATAACTAGCTTTAAGTCTTTGCCACTTGAGTGTCCAGATAATGCCTGCCGAAGTTGATCCCATGAAGGGTATGGGCAATCTGCATGAACAAGACCAACCAATCCCTCATCAGTATCAATCTCGATAGCAACTGGAAGATCCCTAAATCTTGCCGCAAAATCACCCTTCTCAAAATCAGTAAGAGATGAAAACCACACTCCTCCATTTTGAATCCAGTTTCCAATATCGCACGTGTCATGACGACACACGTAATCATCGTGATTGCCACGCACTGGATGGAACCACGGCTTATCCAGCCAGGCCAGCACCTGCTCACACTCCGGGCCACGGTCAACCAAGTCCCCCACAGAGAACAGCCGATCGCATTCAGGGTTGAATCCAAGGCGGTCCAATGCTTCCTGCAGCCTGGTGAAATGGCCATGGATATCTCCAACGGCAAAATCACGGCCAGCAGTATTGATTGTGAAGTGCTTTATCATCTTTAAATTATTCATGATCGCTACCCATCAGTTTCTTTGCTTCATGCTTGGCCAGCTCACCAGCCATCCACTCAACTCCTTTCGGTGTGAACTTGGCCTGTGAGTAGGCGTGTGAGCTATCACCATGCTCTGCCATTCCAGCCTTAACCACGAACCGACCGGCGTCGATGTGATCGGCGTACGGGGGCATAACCCCAGCCAGCCGATACATAACCTTGTTGCCGATCAAGAACTCGCGCAGATCTGTCTCTTTTACCTTGAGCAGCTTTGCTACTTGGCGGAATCCGAGATTGCCGGTTGACTCGACATAGCGATCTACGAACTCAGCCTTTGGCGCGGCAATGGCAAGTTGCGCCTGTGATTGCTCAAGCTCCATTGCCAGGCGGCCTGCCTCAAGCAGTGCGGCGGCGTAGGTTTGCGGCACTTGTGGCTTTTGCATGGCCTTCAGCTTATCCAGAACATTGCGGCGCACGGACTTTGACTCCCTCATCCCAACCAGCATCATCTGGTCAAGCGTAAGATCGTAATATGCGCTCTCAGTTTGGTTGCTATTTAACCGGAATTTTTTTCCGGTTTCGTCCAAGTCCAGCTCATCCTGAACCTTTAGCAGAAACTTGCGTGGCTCATGTACTGACTCACCTGCATTTGAGCGCTCATTGTTAACAATCTCAAGCAACTCTAGGCTGCTCATGGTCATTTCGGATGACATTGCGATCAGGTTATTCATAGCTAACCCCTGCATCATCTAGGCTATCAATAATATTCAACCGATAACTATCCTGCTCTTCGTTGCAGCATCGCGGCATTTGAACGCACAGCGTGGCGCGTGATTCCTGCCAAGACTCCCACGCAAGCTGGACTCTAGGGTGGCCGTAAGCTCCTTCAATAATGATTCCGCAGTTTGTTTCAGCTGGTTTAAGCGTGTAACCGCGCTTGCAGCACCAAGCCTCAAACTCTTCCCGCATCTTGTCCATGTAAATCTCCAGAAATAAAAAACCCCACAAGTGGCTGGTGCAAGCAGCCAATTGCGGGGTTAGGTTTTGCAACCTTTGGTCTGTATCCATCTTGCACATGGCAGACCAAAGGCAACTGGTATGAATCCTATCTCAAACCCTGCCATCCTGCAACCTAAGCATAAATGATTTTATGAGCAGAGGACTCAGGCCGTTATTTCTCGCCTCTCGATTTACGGCCTCAGAAACGCGCCGTGCGCATTCGGCCTCATTGCCGCGCCTATGCCATTCCATCTTGCCCAGCTCTGCAACCAACCTCTTCGCAAGCAGCCTGGCGGCGATCCGATCTTGTTCGGTGAGTGGCTTCATGCCCCACCCCATACGTTCAGTGCCACCAGGAATGACACCGAACCAAAAACAAAAATAAATGCAGCGCCAATTATCACCTTCATAATCCCAACTCCTCCTTCCTGAGTCTGTCGTACTCACACTCTTCGGGGATTGTCAGCAGCAGCCCGTAGTTCAGCGCCCAGTGATATACCATATCCAGGTACAACTTGAACTCCCCAACATCCAGCCCTGAAGTTCCGCGCAGGGTACTACGCCTCGTTGAAACCCCGGTGATCACGTCAGTATCCATCACATCTTCGTGACCAAGGTACGTGTGGCACATCGCATCGTGAACCCATTGCACGGTGGCGAAATCCTTTCCTTTCGATTTAAGCCAGTCACTAATCTCTCGATACCACATCCACGAAAGGCTGTTCTGACTCAAGCTCCTGGATTTCTTCCCGGACAGCTTTACCTGGACAGGCCCATCAGCCAGCATCGCCGTTACCTTGGCGATAAGCTCCTGAGTGTCGAGCCCGTCGATGATGGTTATCGTTGTCATTGCTCCACCTTGAAGTGCCACAGGTATCCGGCGCTTTCCCTTTCACCCTTGCAGGCTGCGTATGCTGTCTGATAGTTGAACCCAGCATTCACAACCTCGCGCCTTCCGCAGAACTCGTACCGCTCACCACGAGACCCTTCCATGTTGCTTACGGCCACCATGACTCGCCGCTTGTTCTGGCGCAGGACTATTCCAAATCGACGCGCCCGCTTTGCGTAACCGCTAATTGTCCCGAGAGAGATCCCGAACTCATCAGCGCAAGCCTGCAAGCCCTTGCCGGATTCCAGCGCTTCGTATATCTGCTTTCCTCTCGGGCTTACCCAGGTTCCGCAAAACTCGAGATACCCTGGTTTTCTTGCGTGCTTGCTCATGGCTTCACCATGTATTTTCTAACGGTGCTGCGCTGGCACTTCAGGATTTCAGCCGCCAGGGTAACGTTGTTGTTGGTTTGCATGACTTGACTGACAGCCTCCATGTAAGCCTCTGTTAGCATTTCCTTTGCCGTACTGTTACCAACGTCTAGGCATACCACGTCAAATGGTTTGTAGGTGCGATTGCTTGCGTCATTAAGCCATTTGCGCATTGTCCACCTGTTTATCTGAAGCAGCTCACTGGCGGCGGTCTGGTTTCCGTGACAAGCAATCAGCGCGGTATTGATTGCCGTCTGCATGACATCAGCCTTGATGTCGTCCAGCGTCGCGCCATCAGCCAAGCGCATCTCGATATGCTTTTTCATTCCATCTCCTTGCCAATCTGAGCCGCTGCGCGGGTGATTGCGCGGCGGGTTCTATCAAGCCGCTCGCTTTCGTCATCAAATATTTCGCTTAGGCCGATATGGGTCTCGTCGTTGAATACTGTTCTGGCGTAAACGAAACTCTTCATGCCAATCGCGTCATGGCTTACGTCGATGCATAACTTCACAGCCAGCCGCAGCGCCTGCCCGTCATCATCAAGAGGGCGCCACTCTTCACGCCCTGTTTCAGGGTCGTCGTAGTAATATGCGCCGGCGCTTCTTCTCCACTCAATTTCAACTCCAGCCGCCTTAGCCGCCAACTCTAACATTTCACGATCTGTCATTTTGCCACCTTCTCCCACGTGTACCCTGCGTAACTGCTGATTGTCCCGTTTACTGCCTTGCTCACCATGCTGGATGGAAATCCTTCCTCGTGCGCATGACTGAGTGATCTAAACCTCACCACCCCTAGCGTTTCGCTGGTTCCGACATGCTCGTAAGACTCCGGCTCATAGGGTGGAAGCAAACCCTTCTTGCGCATCGTCGCAACAAGGCTCCTGAGTGACGATACAAGCATTCCTGTGCGCCTAGCCATGTCATCGTATTGGATTGACTCTCCAATGCTGTCTATGAGCATCTGGCGAGCTATATCGGTCTTTGTGCAACCCTTCTTGCGTGGAGTTGGTATCAATCCAGCAGCCCGCATCCGATAGGTGATTACTCTCACTGCCACACTATCAAGACCTGTTGCAATCTCGATCTCCTTGTAGCGGCCTGTTGGGTCAACCATCTTTGCGATCATGCCTCTGGCAATTGCTGTTGCTTGTCCGCGCTCCATATCACCCCCTGTTGATTGCCATAACCTGCGGAGGACGAACTATCTCGCCGGTTGCCATAGCTTGCACTCCGCGACCGTTGAACATCAGGCCGTCACCGCCCCAAATTCCTGGCGATACCTTAGTGAGTGGACCTCCAAGGTCAGACTCAGGCTGCCCCGTGAATCCAACTATCACCACATTTCCAAGCGGATCGAAGTCGTTCCCCATGAATGCTTGCTTACTGCCCATTATCTTTCCTCCACTTCGTAACGCCTAGCGCCAACTTATCCAGCGCAACCGGCCCGGCCTGCTTAACTTCGCTCATCTCGATACGACCAGGAAGCGAGCTTGGTAGCGCCTCTAGAGGTGTCCGCTCGAATGCTTCGTACATCCGGATGAACTCCTTTCGCTTCCACTCCATCTTGCTGGTTTCGGTTTGGCAGATGGATTGCCACCCGCCCATTGCCTTCACGGTTGCCAGCGCCTGCTTGTCTTCCAGCTTCAGCGTTCCGTAGCTGCCAATGCGGCGAATGTCTCGCTCGATGCAGGCCCAGGCTATGGCAGCCCGGTCTTCAATGGCTGCATCCTGCTGCTTAGTGGTTCCAGTCATCTGCTTGATTAGGTCGGCAGGCTTAGGAAAGAACTGGCCGCTATCAGGATTCTGCATGTGGGCCATCATGGCCTCCTGAACCTGCTCGATACTGACGTTTGCCAGGGCGGAGAAGTAGATTGCCGCCATTGGCTTAGTAACCTCTCTCCCGTACACCTCGCCAGCCGCCATCATCAAATCAAAAAACGCTCGCTTATCTTCATTCTTCATTCAGCCACCCCGCTAGGTTCTGCGCATTCTTGCGCGATATTGCACTCAGGCCAGCCAGTGGGCCTTGCGTTGCCTTGGCTGCCGTCAGGTAGCCGTTGAACTTCCCAGCCTGAAACAGCGTCTCTGGGCGTAGGTACTGAGCCATCTTCGGGTCATGCAGCCACTCGCCAACTTTGAACCGAACTACCGCCATCAGGTCATCAACACTGTGCCCATCACTCAGCCTTCCGCTGATGTTGCTTGCGTGGCTCTTGGTGCTGGCCTTGTACTTTGAGCCAGTCATCGAGTTCAGAAGGTCGATTACCTGTTTCACCCTGTCGTCGATAACCGCAGGTTTCGACATGGGATCTTTATTCTTTTCTCTTATCTCTTCTTGTCTAATCTGATCTAATCTAATCTTATCTTGCATGACAAAATCAGGATTTTGCTTGATTACGTCATGACTCTCATCTTCTTTTGTGTCTTGAATTGCAACAACTCCCCCTGATTTGCTTTTAAGGCCGTTTATTATTGCTCTCATTGCTGGGTTGCTAGTCATTGACTGGTCAAGCCTCTTTGCAAGCTTCATGCAGGTGACAACACCATCAGCGTTTTCAAAGAGGCCAACGGTGACAAAGTACCGCATCATCTCCTCAACCTTCTGCGCTGTGCTTCCCGTGTTTCTTGCGATTATTCTCGCGTCATGCTCAAGGCTAAATGTGATGTTGTCAGCCTCTACGTTTCCAGCTATCAGCTCTATGCAGTACCAGTAAAGCCCGTAGCCCTCTAGGCCATAGTCGAGCAAAACATTCTGAAGCTTGCTGTCTGCGCTTGCGTTAGCGTCATGCTTGAACCACTTCATTTGATTCTCGCCCCCTTTGAGCTATTGCACGATCTGCACATGGTTTGAAGGTTTGATATTGAATTCGTGCCGCCTTTTGATTGCGGATGCATGTGGTCTATAGTTAGATCAGAGTCTGTTCCGCATGAGATGCACTTATACCCATCACGCTTAAAAACATCCCACCTAACCTTCCCGCTTATGCTTGTGCAAGGAGCGAATTTTGCTGATCTCGCCCCCACCTCTCCTGCCCTCCGTGCCAGCTCTCATAGGCATCAGCAACAACGCTCGCGCACCCATCACAAACGCATACACCGTAACAGCCTAGATTTTTTATTATCTCCTCATCGTTAAGCGGGTTGCTGCACAGCTTGCACTCGCTCATTTTGCATCCTCCCCCAGCGCCACCAGCTCGGACACCTTCATGCCCAGGGCGTCAGCGGCTCGCTTCATTGTGTCGGTTGTTGCGCTACTTGCTCTGCACATTGAATAGACAGTCTCAACAGACAAGCCCATGCAATCTGCCAGTTCTTTTTTTGTTTTTTCCTTCATTGCTAGCGCTACCAGCAAGGCTTTACCAGTGTTCATTACTTCCCCTCCAATGTGTTGTCATCATAAAAGGCCGACCATCCGGCACTTTAGGATGAGGCCCCGCAGAGCCCCACATTTACTATCCATATTGTTAAAGAGCGCGGCACGTTCGCCGTTGATGTAGCCAACTTTAATGATGACGACTGTCACTGTCAATGGGTTTTTTATCACAAAAACCTTTAATATGTTCTTGACCTCCCCCTCCATCATGCTAAGATTCATCCCATCAACGGCAAGCGCCGAGCTCTTTAACAATCAGGTGAATAGGTAAGGTGGGCAAGTGCCACCATTTACCCCACAGGGTCGGGATCCGGTCTTGTGGAGTGAATAACAAACGGGAGATAAGCATGAAAGACTACGTTAACGCACCTAAGCCGACACAGGCTCCGTGGTGGATGGCGCACAGCCAGGAGATTAAGTTCTGGTCGCTGATTGCGACGATGATTCTTGTTGGGGGTTTGGCATGAGCAACCGCAAGTCGCAGTTCCAGCAAGACTGGTTAGCCGACAACTGGGACAGGTTCGTGGCTGAAGGTATCGAGGATTCACATGGCCGGTTGCTGACAGTATCCGACGCGCTTGAGCTAACCAAGCTGGAAGGAGACCAGATTGACGCAGCATTTCGCCTGGGAGCCTGCGCCACTCACGAAGCTATCGAGATTATCGCCAAGGCATTCCTGCTGGATGTGGCAGTGGGTACGCTGTGGGATGAGCATTTGGCAGCAGAAGAGGAAATGGGCCGCCAGATGCTTTGGGACCTGGCTGAGCAAGCATTTGAAAATCACGATTTGAAGGAGTCGGCGCGATGAGTGGGTTTGATGTTGTTGGTTTTGTTGGAAGTCAGGTTGGCCTGTTTAATCAGGCCCTTTCTGACCAGTCGATAACGTGGCAGAAAGAACAGCAGTTCGCCATTCAGGCATTTCAGAAGAATGATTACCTTGCCAAGGTGGCAATGGCAAACCCTAGCAGTGCGCAGAATGCGATCATCAACGTGGCTGCCATTGGCATCACGCTGAACCCTTCGGCAAAGCTGGCCTACTTGGTGCCTCGCGATGGCGGCGTGCATCTTGACATCAGCTACATGGGCTTGCTTCACCTTGCTCAGGTGTCTGGGGCTATTCAGTGGGGTCAGTGCAAGCTGGTTTGCGCCAATGACACCTACGAGTCGAACGGCCTTGATAGCGCACCAACCCACAAATACAATGCCTTCGGAGACCGAGGCTCCGTTGTCGGCGGGTACTGCACTGTAAAAACCGCGCAGGGTGACTACCTGACTGAGGAAATGAGCGTTGATGAGATCAATGCCATCATGCAGCGAAGCCAGAGCTTCAAGTCAGGTAAGTCGTCGCCATGGAAAACTGATTGGTCTGAGATGGCGCGCAAGACTATCGTCAAGCGTGGCTCCAAATACTGGCCTCGCTGTGAGCGTCTTGATAACGCCATTCATCACCTGAACACTGATGGTGCAGAGGGACTAGCTGATGACTCGTCCGTGCAGAAAGAAATAATCATAAACCCTATCGAGTCGATAAAGGCGGCCATATCAAGCAAAGGTCGCACAGAAGAGCAGTTTTTTGCGTGGTTCAGTAGCGCCCGAAAGCTTCCAGAGCCAATCCATTCATTCGATGTGATGACCGAGGAAGAGTTGCAGTGGGCAGCCCGCAAGATGGAGGCTACCAAGTGATCTACACCAACTCAATCACCGGCGTGAATACGTTCAAGATCGCACAAGGTACGGATGAATGGTTGCGCCATCGAGCTGGGTGCATCACCGCGTCGCGGATTAGCGATGTACTGATGCGAGATAGGCAGGCGCCATTTCCTGATGATCTTGAGATCGAGGCGCTTGATAAGCGCGGCGAGAATCGAGTTGTTTTCGCTGGGAAAGAGTTCATAGGCACAAAGGCAAAGTGCATCGAATTTGTTCGAGGAATGCTTCCAATGATTACGCCAGACGGCAAGTCTGGCTACATGAATGAGTTGATCGCTCAAGTTCGCACTGGGTTAATTCAGGAGTCTGTTAAGTTCAAGCAAGCAGAGTATGGTCACGAGCATGAGCCTCTAGCGCGTGAGGCCTACGAGGCTCGAGAGTTTGAAGTGGTTGAGACGTGTGGCTTAGTCTACCGGGATGCAACCATGCGCTGCGCTGTGAGCCCTGACGGGCTTACCGATGACAGAGGGATCGAGATTAAGTGCCCGTTCACCAGTGCGGTTCATGTCGATACGCTAATCAACGGAAAGATAAAGCCCGAGTATCATGCCCAATATCAATTTGGGATGTGGGTAACTGGCCTAAAGCGTTGGGACTTCGTATCGTTCGACCCGCGAATGAGAGGTCGGCCAGAGAATCGCCTGGTTGTGATCCCGCAGTATCGTGATGAGGAAGTAATGGCGCGATTTGATGAAGAAATTCCGAAGTTTTGCGCGGAAATGGACGAGGCGCTTGAGCGTCTTGGTTTTAAGTTTGGTCAACAGTGGGAGAAGATTTAATGGGTATCAATGTTTTCACAGCGTCAGGCCGTTGCGGACAGGACATGGAAGTAAAGTACACAAGCAACGGAAAGGCAATCGGCCAATTCAACCTGCCAGTTGAGACCGGATATGGCGACAACAAAAAAACCAGCTGGGTCACATGCAAGGTATTTGGCGAGCGAGCAGAGAAGCTGGCTCAGTACGTCACCAAGGGCTCTCCGGTGACAGTTACAGGCGCATTCCAGCTCGATGAGTGGGAGAAGGACGGCGTTAAACACTCGCGCCCGTGCATCCTGGTGAATGACATTCAGCTGCCACCGCAGCAGCAAGGCGGCCAGCAAGCACCACAAGGCCAGCAGCAACAGCAGCGGCAGCCACAACAACAACAGGCTCCGCAGAATAACGGATACCAGCAAGCTAGAAGCCAGCCAGTTCAGCAGCAACAGGCTCCGCAATACAACGAACCGCCGATGGACTTTGACGACGCCATCCCGTTTTAGGGCTGGATTTTTTAAAATGTAAAGCGGCTCGCGGTGTTCAACCGGTAGCCATGCAACAGAACGCAAAATAATACACAAAGCGCCTTGCTATTTATTGCGGGGCGTTTTACATTGAGGGGGTCAACAACGCAGGAGATAGAGTGATGAGGAATGCAGATTTGCCAGCAATGCCAGTTGAGCTTAGCGGGTTCGGATTGTATGAGCCGATTGCTTACACAGGGCTAACCAAGCGCGAGATGATGGCAATGCACATGATGGCAGCCAGAATTTCGATACATGGAGCACCAGACGATGAATTCGACGCAAAGCGGGCTGTTGCAGCCACCGACGCACTCCTTGCCAAACTGGAGAAATCACAATGAAAACCTACCGCATCAGCGGCACCAACCGCCGCACCGGGAGATTTGAAACCGCCAACGTGCAGGGCGCAACGCCGGAGCAGGCTCGCCAACTTATGGGTATGACCCACTGCCGCATGGTGGTGTTGGATAAGCGCGGGGTGGAGCTGTGAGCCAATTTGTTGAAGTGAAGACCGCCGAACTGGTTGGACCTGCGCTGGATTGGGCAATGGCAGACGCCGAAGGGCTTAAAAATAAGCGGGTAGTTGATAACAGCCTAGGTGGCAAGGTCGTACTCATCGTCAATGATGGTCAGCGCAAACCGCTCAGCTCTGGCAGGCGTTACTCCAAGGTTGAGACCACTTGGGGCTGGTTTGGCCTTGTAAAGGAAATGCGCGAAATCGTACTAGGTTGGGCATACGAACCAACGCTGTGCTGGGCCAATCTGCGCGAATACTTGGTTAGTTTGACAGCCCCACAAGCTGAAGGTGAAGAATGGACAGCGCACATTTCTGGCGTGTCAATGCGCGGAGATGACATTGGTCCGGCCGTATGCCGCGCCATCGTTGCCGCCAAACTGGGCGACGTGGTGAAGGTGCCTGTGGAGCTGGTGGGGGTGGCGGCATGACCTTCGAACTACGCCCATCCAGCAGCGAAGCATTCTCCGAGCGCCTGCGTAGTGCCGAGGCCCGCCGAAATCAGGAACTGGCCAACCCATGCCGCCGCTCGCGTGCCACCGATATGGCAGCCGCAAAGCGCCGCTGGGATCTGGAAGAGCAGCAAGAGATGCGCAGAATTGCGCGCCAACACAAGGAGATATGGGAATGAACGACAAGCAACAACTGGCGGCAATGGGTGCCCAATACCGCCTGACAGAAGAACAAGCAAAGGGCCTTGCCGAGCGGATGCCGCAAACCGGTGCCCTGCAGGTCATTGATGATGAACCCCTGTGCATGGCAAAGCGCATCGAGGGGCTGGAGGCGCTGGTGCGGGTGATGGCGAGCGCGCTATCTGATGCTGTGCCGCACGTTGCGCTGTCCGTCACCATGGGTCTTGCGGACAACAGTATCATTAATCGCTTCAACGTCATCCTTGATGGACAGCTTTCTGAGGATGGTGTGACTCCTGCGCCTATCGTGCCGATTGGCTGGAAGCTAGTGCCGGTGGAGCCGACACTGAGGATGCTATTCTGTGGTGGAGAGCATATCGGAGGTAGCAACGAACTGCCGATTGAGTGCTGGTACGATATGCTCGCAGTTGCCCCGTCACCGGACTGCGCCAAATGACCTTCGTAGAATCCCTTGCCAGCGCCAAGGCTCAATACCAGCAACAAAGGGCGGCCCATGTCGCCGCCCTGTCGCCGGAGCTTCTGGAAGCCATCCAGCGCAACGCAGAGAAGCCAAGACCGACCGGCCGCCGTATCACTATCGAGCGGGAGCGGTGGGCCGTGGTTTACCGGTCTCAGTGTCCGTATGTTGGATTTACCACAATAACAAGCAAGAAAAACGGGAGCCTATGACATGGCAATCTTGATCAAAAGCAACACGCCCGATAGTGACAAGGATTTCTGGGCGACCACCTGGCAGGCTTTCAGCGATGCGGAGGTGCTTTACGGTCGCAAATTCCAGGTGGACGTGGCGGCCGAAGCCAGTACCGCGAAATGCCTGAGCTACTTCGTGCGCCCTGGCGATAGCGATCCGGTGGCCTCCGGGGTTGATGCGATGCTGATGGAGTGGCCAGCCGACTGGTGGTGTAACCCTCCGTTCACCATGAAGTCAGAATTCATTGCAGAGGCTCGCCATGCGCAAGCGGCTGGCAACCCGGGCATGATGCTTCTACCTTATGAGCCGCTGACAAAGTGGTGGCGCAACCTCCTGGCTGATGAAGTGGTCATCTATGAGCCGGATGGCCGATACCAGTTCATGGAGCGTGACGGCAAGACAACCAAAACAGGGGCGAATTTCGGGTGCGCCTTGGTGCTGTTCCCGGCACACAAGATTGGCAAGTCTATTCGCGTTCCGTTTGAGCGCGGGTTTTCAACGAAATCAGGAGATCAAGAACAATGACCATCATCTACGTGGCCGGCCCAATATCCGGCATCAAAGACCACAACCGCCCGCTGTTCAATATGGTCGCCGCTGAGCTGGCAGATCAGGGTCACAGTGTGCTGAACCCGGCAACACTGCCAGACGGACTTAGCCAGGGCCAGTACATGCAGATCTGCCTGCCGATGGTGGCGGTGGCCGACGAGCTGGTCATGCTGCCGGGTTGGGAGCAATCTGAGGGGGCCTATATCGAGTTTTGCCTGGCCAAGAAGTCAGGCAAGACGATTCGGGAGCTGGGCGGGCGCATTTTGCATCAGGGGGAAGGCAATGAGTAACAAAACAGATCTGGACTGGCTGGCGCGGAATGTGCATGTGTGGCCAGAAGGTAGGCGCGAGGTTTTGGTTTGCTGTACACGAAATGTGGATACGCTAATTTGGAGCTCCGTCTTATCGGATGCAGGCTGGATAACCAAAGACCAGTGGCTCGCCCGCCGCGCAGAGTTGGCTAGTCAGTTCAAGCCACTCACCAGCATTGAAGACAATCAGGAGCAGGTTATGACCCAGCAAAAGGACATGAAGCAGGATAACAAATGGTTCGAGCGCGGGGAGCTGCCGCCGGTGGGGACGGTGTGCTTGTATGTGGTATCAGATCGCCTCTCTGCTGAGGTTGAGATAACCGCGCACGCCAAGTTCGGCCTGTGCTTTGTTGAAGTTGGCAAGTCCGGCGAAAATTACGTGTCGAAAACAGCGGAACTGCACCGATTCCGCCCCGTCCGCACCGAGAGGGATGTGCTTCTTTCCATAATCGTTGAAGAAATGAATCGTTACGACACGGATGGGAAATTGGCCGACGCCATCCTGGCCGCCGGGTTCTCGCTGAGGGACAAATGATGCACCGCTACCACGCCCCGCTGCCGAACTGGTCTCCGTGGTGGCTGGTAATGGCGTGGTGCGCAATCATCGTCATCATTGGCGGGTCGCTATACCAGGGCTCGCCGCACCATGAGGCCGGCGTGCGCCACGCGCTGCCGGATCCCTACGTCCCGCAGTGTTACGCAACCGAGTGGCGAAGCGGCCAGTATTGCGAGTTTCGGCCAGCCAATCGGAGCCAAGGTAATTAAAACAAGAGCTAGCGTTGACAAAAACAACCGAGTGACATAGCATGAAGTTGCTGATATGTGTTATCCGTTCCTGCTGTTGTGCCATTGCTCTTTGATTGCGTGTTATCTCCTGTGATAAGTGAAAGCCCCTCGGTGAGGGGCTTTTTTTATTGGCCTTTCTCGCCATGTCGTCACGGCATCTTTGGCAGCGGCAAGTCAAGGAACCCGTTGTACATAGCCAGGGTGGCGGAAATGGTCTGGGGTTGGTGTCAGTAGGCTCTTCAACCCCAATTGACTCTTGCCGGGTTTAGAATGTCAAGTTGTTGTGCGATAATCCCAATAACAACTCGACGAGGACGAGAGATGACGCCGACCCCGCCAAGCCATGACCCGCAAGGAGCTTACCAGCTTGGCAGGATGGCCGAAGCCCTTTCACAGAACACCGTCACCTTGACCAAGTTGGTCGAAGCGGTGGATGAAAACTCTCGCAGCACAGCCAGGCTTGCCAACAGGCAGGACAGGATGGAGCAGACCATTGAGCAGATCCAGGCAGACCAGCGCAAGATGATCAACATCAACATGACCGGCCAATCAACCGAGGCCGACGTGCGCAAGAAGTTTGAGTGGCTTGATCGCAAATACCAGGAAGAGGTGAGCGCCAACGGCGTGAGGGACCACGGCAAGAAGGTGCTCTATGGCGCTATCCTGATCGCGTTATTCTGGTTCATGTTCGCCCTCGTCAAAGATGCAGCCGTTGCAGAAGTTGCAACACAACTTCGAAATCAAACCGAAGTTCGCAATAAGGGGTGACCATGAAGAAATGCCAATGCGAAAGCTGCAGAAGAAAGCAGCGCCAAGATAACATGGCGGCTTTTGGCTGGGGATACCAGCCGGCATGCCACGGCGACAAGCCCCGCAACCCACCACCCAAAAAGCCTTAAGGAACCCCAATGCAACCACTAGCCACCGCGCAGCGCTGCGCATCAATCATAGAATACGCCATCAACCCCGCCATGGCTCTGCTGCCCCCCAAGATGACCAGCGACAAGGCCACCGTGATGCTTCTCGCTATCGGCCTGCAAGAAAGCCGCCTGACCCACCGCAAGCAGATCGGAGGTCCCGCCAAGTCATTCCTGCAGTTCGAGTCTGGCGGAGGCGTGAAAGGGGTGATGACCCACTCAGCATCCGTCGCATCAGCACAAAGCCTGTGCCAGGCCCTGGCTGTGCCATTCGATCGCGAGTCCATATTCCAGGCCATGGAGTTCAACGACGTGCTGGCGTTCGGGCTTGGGCGTCTCCTGCTCTACACCGACCCGAAGGCCCTGCCTGAAATAGGTGACGCTCAGGCGGCGTGGGACCTGTATCAGCGGGTGTGGAGACCTGGCAAACCGCACCGCCAGACCTGGGATGAACTCTACACCGTAGCATGCAAGGCGGTGACATCATGAACTGGATGGACATAGGCAAGCAGGCAATCCAGATGGGGGCGCCAATCCTTGGCGGCGCTCTTGGCGGCCCGGCAGGTGCAGCGGTGGGGGCATGGGTGGCGGGCCAGTTCGGCGTTACTGATCCAACCCCCACTAACATCATGGCGGCCATCAAGGCGGATCCAGAGGCGGCGCTAAAACTGCGGGAGGTTGAGCTGCGTCACCAGGAGCGCCTGACGGAAATGGAGGTCGAGCGCTTTCGCATTGAGACCATTGATGTGCAGGACGCCCGCAAGGCCCACCAGCATCACTGGATGCCATCCGTCATCACGATGGTGATGTGCGCCATGTTCGGCTGCATCGTTGGCGCACTGTTCATCTGGGCTATCCCAGGAGAGAACAAGGACATCGTGGTTTACATGGCGGGGCAGGTGTCCGGCCTGCTGGCCAGTTGCGTCGTGTACTGGGTTGGCTCGACCAGGGCGAGTGCAAATAAAGACTCGTTGATACGACGATGAAAAATAAAGCCCCTGTGAAGTGGCTTTTTCGCTCATCGAACACGGCTTTTGTCTACGTGTTGGGATGTAGACGAAAAACAACATCATAACGCATTCTTAGTTGCAAAAAAGAAACCCAGCAGAAGCTGGGTTGTTGTCATGTGGGCATCAGATAGAGCGCCAGGCACGCCACCACCGGAACAAGCCAGTCCAACAGACTGCCAACGTCCCACACCACAGGGTCAAATCCTCCCCACCACGGCATGTTGGCTCGCTTGCCGTAGCCGAACTTGGCGATCCAGCGGTATTCAGCCTGGGTGTGCTCGCGGGCAATGAACCAGAGGCAGCCCAGAGCGCCGCCCGTGAACCAATCACCGGACGCCAACCCCACTGCACATTGAAGCGCGACGGCTGCAATGGCGTGATAGAGAGGGGATTTGTCTATCTGCATATGAACCCATTTTGATTTATGACTGCACATCAAGAACAGATGTCCCCATGGCAATAAAGCTAAATCTCACATTCCTTGCCACTGTATTGCCTTTAATTACAAAGGTGCAGGTGGAGCTGTTGCTCGTAGGGAAATCATACCTGATATACAAATTGTCAGTTCCTGTTCCTTGGGCGGCTTGTAGCATCGCAACAGGCCATGTGTATGTAGGCTCAAAATACCCAGCAGGAACAGGGATTGTTACAGTCTGGTTTCCTGTCGCATCCAGAGCAATGACAACAGCCTTACTAATTACAGAATCTTGGAACCCGATGCTAGTATCTCCAGGGTCGCCCTCCATTACCAGCACTACGCTGTTATAGGTATTTCCTGATGACTTTACGCCGGCTACACCAGGGGTGGGGCCATATACACTATGCAGATTGCGGAAGGAGTTACCAGCTACCGAAATCCTGTTAAAAGCCCCGGTGAAATTAAATACACGATTAAGCGGATCTGATGCTGTAAGACTGCTACCGCTAAACATACAACCGGTAAAATCTAGCATCTCACCAGTCGAGATTGTAAAGTGCGGGCCTGCTGGGCCATTTGCCCTACGGAAATCACATCCAGTAAACCGCCACAGCAAGAACTGCCCTGATGAGCAGTCGGCGACATGCTGAATGACATCGAAATGCACCCCGCTCATAGAGCCCGCTCCGGCTTGCCCATCAATCTTGATAGCAGCAGTAGAGCATCCAACTATCTCTCCCATTGAGAAGTAGAAAGACTCCGCTTGTTTCGATCCTGTTGTTTTTACATACAACGCGATACTCGTCCGCAAGATATAAAAATCAGAAACAGTCAGCGTTCTTATGGAGGATACGCGCGGATCTATACTCTCTACGTATATGGCAATAACATCGGTGTCGTTTTGTGCCGCCATGATTCCATTATTGAAGGAAGTGGCTCGTAGGTGCATTCCGCCATTGTGCAGAGACCGCAAGAACGTCCTCCAGTACCCACCTCCAGACTGGATTATCCTTACCTCACTAAGATAAAGCGTATCTTCTGCGCCGTTTACCTGAGGATTGCTCGCTGTGAGTTTAGCCTCAATCTTGATAGCGGTTCCCACTAAAGGAACATCAGTGGTGATGGATAATTTAGAGAATGAGAATGCGCGATTGTATGAAGTCGTATGCTTTAGATCGAACAGCACCCCCCCAGTTACCGCTGGACTGTACTTTATAAAAGTTGCAGCGGGGCCATCCCCGACAAAAGATATGAACTTGTCATCGCAAAGCAAAGTTGACGTTATCAGATATGTGCCAGCAGGGACATAGATGCCGCCGGATAGCGAAAAGTTATTTATTGCAGCTTGAAACGCGGCCGTGTCATCAGTAGCTCCATCACCCTTGGCTCCAAAATCTTTGACACTTACTGATTCTCGCATCTTGTCTTGAGCGGTGCGCGGCACGGCGCCATCACCATTCTGCTCGAACCCGACTATATCTGACCCACCAGGATCTGCCAGATCCTCCTTAAGCCCAATATCAAACGTACCCCAGCTAGAAGGATCTGTATCAGGGTCAGTAAAGTTGCTATCCACCTTACTCTGCCACAGAGTCACCCCATCACTACCAAGCACCATTGCGCCCTTGGGGTATCCGCCAATCGCTGCAGCCATCGCAGCATCAAACGTGGGCTGCCCGCCCGCCTGCATGTAGCGCAAGATGTTGGTGACTTCGTAGAAAATGCCATTGAAGTCTTGGCCAAATGGAGGGATCCCTCCGGCCTCTTTGGCCGTCATGTTGATGGCGGAGAAACCCTGATCGAAGCCCGCGCGACCAGTTGCCGGGTTCGCTGCTGGCGGGATGGGGTTCTTGAGACCGGACTCGGCCCATGGGGTAATTATTTTGCCAGGTTCAGATACCGACATTGAAGAGATCTCCATTATTTAACAGGGTGCCTTGGCCAAAAGGCTCGGATCCGGCCCCGGCTTCATTGAAACCAAATAGCCCATCGGGGGCGGTTAACACGGTGGCGAGCACGCCACCAGGGCGAGGCAAGGTGTCTTTTGACAGCACCGACCTTTCCCATGATTCTAACGGAAACTCGAAGACGTAGCGAATGGCCATGCCTTGCAGGTCATTGACCCAGCACCGGCCTCGGCCCGGGAACAGGTTCTTTAGAACCCCGTTCAAGCTGCTCATGGTCGAGTCGCTGATGTTGGCCAGCGCCTTGGTCAGGATGAGCGTGCGAAATGCCGGGTCAGCCAGCTTGAAAACGTCCGTCTCGGGTGCACCAGGGTACAGCGTGCCAAACCCGAATGTCTGCCATGACTGGGTTTCGGTAGGCGTGCTGAAGCCAACGTAATCGCCAACAGTCACCCGCAGATATCTGCCGTCCTCTATGGCTACTATGCGGCCCCAGATATCCAGCCCGAACCCCTGCGCGGTATCGACGTTCCACACCACGTTGTAAAACTCATCCACCCACGATGCGGAGAAGTATTCCGTGTTGTAGGTGATCAGCTGCTTGATGCGGGGCGAGGCCGCATACTGCCTCATGGAGATCATACCAGCACCACCTCAATATCATCAGCTGACACAGTGGGCGCCTGGTCTATGCCGACAAGCACAGAGTCCTGATCTGCCAGCGTGGTACCGACACGAACAGTCAGCACCTGCACTGAATTGGCTATCTGGGCAATTGGGCCGTAGTAGCTTGATGAATATACCTCCCCGCCGATGCGCGCACGCTGGAAGCCGTTCAGGCCGTTGAACGTGTCGATCACCGACTGCTTAACCAGGTCAGTAATATTGAACGGCAGGGATGAGGAGTTGCGCAGCGTTACCTTAAACAGGATCGGAAGCGATGCCGGGCGTTCCCATGAGATCGAATACTCAGGGTATGGAAAGCCGACATCATTTTCGGTGTCCTGCACGATCACGGTGGTATTGCCGGTCAGGTTGCAGCCGCCATCCTTCTTGAGGAAGATTGCCTTTGCCACAGCCTCGTCGGTTCCACCTACTGCGGCGATGTAGACGCAGTGGGCGGGGATCTCGTAATTGGTTGGGCCAACGATTACGGGAGTACCAAGGAAGTTGTCATAGGCGTAAACATCAATCACCCCAGGCACATCCCACACCGACCCCCGGATGGCTGCCGCCGACCCGTGGGCGTTCTTGGCCACTGACGCAAAGCGGCGCGCCTCGAACTCCGCTCGCGACTCGACGTTGGTGCCAGTCACTGCTGCGCCTGCGTTATTGATGGCGTCCCAGCCCAATGATGCCTGAGCGATCCGGTTCAACTCCCCAATGCCGAGCTGCACGGGGCCTGGGGTGGTGCATGCAAACTCAACCGTGGCCACGCCGCCGATCGGGAATGTCACCGAACCGCTGGATGCCCAGTAAAGACCGCTCACGTCCCGAGCCAGAGCGCCAGCAGGCAGTATTGCTCCGGGCTGACCAGTGACGGTGGCAAGCACCACGGAAGCGGTCGCCCCTTTTCGGGTCAGGAAGTAGATCCGCCCGATAGCGTCCTGAAAGCGCCCCTCACTGGTTGCCGGGTCTACGCCAGCAACCACAGATGACACTGCGGCGTTTGCGTCGGTGATGTTCTGGGTCAGGTTGTCGGCAAGGTGGGCCTGCGGCGTGGCGCTGCTGGTAACGTTGAGATTGCCGCCGAATGCCACGTTGTAGTCAGTGAGCACCCCGGTACGAATGGCCGTAGCCTGCGGCACCGTGACGCCTTGGTAAGTGATCGTGAGCTTGGGCACGTTAGACATTGATTTGGGTCCCGTCTGTCAAGGTGACTTGAATTTGCCCTGTCACGCCTCGGGCCTGGTCATAGATAAGCACGGGAGTTGCCGATGCCACATCAGGGACGCGCAAAGCCTCCTGCTGATACCATGCCGCTAGGGTGGCCTGTGCCGGTCGCTGACCAAGCACAGATTGCTCGTAGGGGATGCCGTCATCGGTGTTGTAGGGGGCTTCACCACGCCACAGTAGCGACTGGCTGGCCACATCCTGCGCCACAGAGTAGGCGGACGAAGACAACGCAATACCGCCAGAGGCATCAACATCCAGATCCCACGTCGTCGGATTCAGAAAAATCGTGTCCATCAGTTCGCCTTCGTCAGTGTGGTGAGGTGAGCCGCCGTCATCTCTTGGCTGGGAGCTGGGCCGCCGCCGTGAGTGTGGCTGTTGAACAGCTCCACGAAACGCTCGTCCACCAGCTTGCGCACATCGGCGCCAGTGTCACCCAGTTTAACACCGGATGTGTTGTGAACCAAAATCCCACCTTCGGTGATCTGGACGTAGCTGGTCGG